CAGGGTTGTAGACGCTAGAAGTGGTGATGAAAGAATTATGACCCAAGAACAATTTATGACGATGTCACAAGATAAAGATTTTGCTCTTGCTATAGAAAAAGGGCTTATTGATTTTATAGAAGTGACTCAACCAAGAATAAAATTAACATGCACAGTTGGTCAAATAGTATTATATGAAATGATATGTGATACAGATATTTACCCAATTGTTCCTGTACCTAATATTTGGACTAATACTCCATATCCAATGAGTGATGTTAGGAAAAATAAAGCATTTCAAAGGTTCCTCAATAAGACAATGTCCCTCATTACATCACACGCTCAAGCTTCAGCAGGTTTGAAGCTTCTAGTCCCTCAAGGTAGCGTTTCAGATATTGAAGAGTTAGAACGAGATTGGGCTAACCCTAATGCTACTATCGAATATGACCCGTCTTTTGGGGAGCCACATTTTCCTTCACCTCAACCATTATCAGGTAGTATATTATCTTTACCTAAAATGATTGAAGGTTATATTGATTTAAATATTGGTATATTTGAAATGATGCAAGGTAATACGGATGTAGCGCCTAGAACTTATTCAGCAACAATGATGATGGAAAATGTTGGTCAAAGACGTTCACAATCTAAATTAAGAGATATTGAAGGGTCTATGAAGAGGCTTGGACAAGTTGTATATAATATGAGTAGACAGCATTATAGATTTAAGAAAACATTTAGAATTGTGCAAGCAAATAATGATATAAATGAATTTACAGTAAATAGAAGAATTTACGATGACAAAACACAAGAATTACAAAAAATTGAAAACGACATAACTGTAGGTCAGTTTGATATACGTATTTTAGGAGGCTCTACATTACCTTCTAATAAATATGGTGAGTTCCAAATATATATGGAAGCTTATAAAGCTGGCTTAATTGATAGGGTGGAAGCATTGAAGAAAACAGAAATATTCGATAAACAAGGGGTATTGCAAAGAACAGATGATATTGGTAAATTACAGTCTATGTTACAGCAAGCTCAAGAGCAAATTAAGAAGCTTGGTGGAGACCTGCAAACTGCTGAAAGAGAAGCGGTTTCATCTCGTAAGAGAACAGAGGTCGAGAAATTTAAAAGTCAACTTGCCGAACACAAATATGAGTCGAAGGCACAAACGAAGTTGGCTACAAGTCGGTTAAAAGATGTAGTTAAACTTGAGTCTGAGAGATTAGTTAAAGAAGAAACTAGTTAAACTCAATAAAGACACAAGAAATTACAGAAAGGAAATACAACAAATGGATAACGCATATGAAAACGGAAATCAAGAAGGTCAACCCGTTGAAAATGTAGGGCAAGACGAAAGTGTTAATACGCAAGAGGGTTCTGGGAACTGGGAAGAACAAGCAAAATACTTCCAAAGTGAAAAGGATAAACTCGCAGTGGAAAACTCGCAACTAAAGCAATACGAGAAAATAGGTAAATTATTGGAATCTCGTCCAGATATCACAAATGCAGTAGCAGGAATGATTCAAGGTGGACAAGGTCAACCACAAGAGCCTAATAGAATTGTTTTAGAAAAAGATGAATTTGACCCATGGGAAGCCTATAATGACCCACAGTCTAAATCGTACCAGTTCAGACAACAAGAGTTACAAGACTCTATAAATGGAGCTGTCAACCAACAAATGCAAGGATTACAAAGAAATCAAGGCGAAATGCAATTAAGGACCGAACTACAACAAAGAGGGTTAGCCCCAGAAGAAGTAGACTCCTTTATGCAATTTGCATCTA